GTATTATGGAGCGCCGGCGTTGCGTGCGGCACCTGTGACCGAGGAACCGGCCGGCCTCTTCGAGCGGATGATGCCTCGCACAGAGCTGCGATCGCCGGAAGGCCGTGCCACGGCCGGCATCGAGCTGGAAGCGATGCGGGCCGGAATGCGGCCGGAGGCGTTCAAGACCTCTGTCTATCCGGAGGGCTCCACGATTCGCAGGTTGGAGCAAATGGGCGATGGCATGATAGCCGGATCCCTGGGAACTGCAGAAGGAATGATCGGGGCCGTGGAGTGGATCACCGGATCCGAAACGGCCAAGCAGCTTGCCGATGTGGTCAAGGCCCATCGCAAAGAGATTGGGGTGGATCCGGAGGACGCTACCTTCATGGACGAGCTGGCCATGGGTGCCGGATCCGCGGCGATCTTCTTCATCCCGGGCCTGGGGATTGCCCGGAGCACGCAGCTTGCGGCCAAATTTTCGCCGGCGATCGCCCGGTGGTCCGGCCTGGGGATGGCGTCGGTTATGGAGGCCATGACCGAATCCGGCCTATCCTTCCGGGATACGATCGCAGAAACACAGGACAAAAAGAAAGCCGAGAAGGCAGCCAACTTCACGTTTTGGGCAAATATGGCCCTGTTGCCCATCACAAACGCCCTGGGCGTCTTCGGAACCCAGGGTAAGGTTGTGCGTCGTCTCATAATGAGTTCGGCCATGGAAGGCGGTCAGGAGGCCGCCCAGGACGTGATCAGAGCAGTGGCCGAGGGAAAACCGATGCCCGAGATCGAGCAGCTAGCCAGATCGGCGGCCGTAGGGGCGATTATCGGTGGCGGGGTATCGGCAGTAACCGCTCTCGCGCCGACCGGAGTGGCTCCTGAAGAGTCAGAACTGAGAAAAGATCTACAGAAATTGGTATCGAAATACCTCCCGGAAGAGGAAAAACCGAGTAAACCGGAGGAAATCGAAGAAAAACCGACCGAGCCAAAAGCACCCGAAAAACCACCGCCCGAACCCGTAATAGAACCGTCCGAACCTAAACCCGCGCCAGTCGTGACTTTGCCGGAAGAACCTGCAGGTCCTGAGGGATCCGCCGGCGAGCTCCTCGATGATGTCCAGGAACAAAAGCCAATCCCCGCTAAACCGCCAGAACCGGGTGAGGTTGCGGAAAAACCGTACGTTGAGGTGGCCGAGAAGGTAAAGGAGAGTATAGATAAACCCGGGCAACTGACATCGAAGGAGCTGTTTGAGTGGTACGATCAGGCGGCAGGCAAGACCCAGGCGGAAGGGGGATATACACCGAAGGATGCCTACGATGCCATGGAGCTGGGGATCAATAAGAGCTTTGAACTTTACGCCACAAACGCGCGAATAGCAGATGCGGCTGCAGCGGGAAAAGCGATAACGCAGTTAAAAAAGACGATCAACACCAAGATGCCCACGCAGACGCGACGCACCGCAGAATCCGATGAGTTTCAGCAATTCTCGACCCCGCCGGCCCTGGCCTATGCAGCCAACTGGATCGCAAAGCCGAGTAAGGAGGACGTCTTCCTGGAACCATCGGCCGGCGTAGGCGGCATTGCGATCTTCGGTAAGAACGCCGGCGTAAAGAAAGTGATTGTTAATGAGTTGTCGGACAGACGTCGGGCATTGCTAAAGGAATTGCCGTTTGATGAATACCACGGGGAGGATGCGTCACAGTTAAACAACATCCTGCCGAAAACGGTCAAGCCAACGCTGATCGTGATGAATCCTCCGTTCTCAGCGACCGCGGGCCGGATTACCGGGCGGCGTCAGACGATGGAGGGCGCCAAGCACGTTGAACAGGGATTGAAGCGATTATTGACAAACGGCCGTTTGGTTGCTATTGTCGGTAGAGGGATGGCGCACGGCCGGCCGACGTTTGTCGACTGGTGGAAGAAGATCGAATCCGAGTACACGGTCCGGGCCGACATAGGGATCAGCGGCCAGGAGTACAAAAAATACGGAACTACGTTCGATAACCGGATCCTGGTTATCGATAAGACCGGGCCGACGGAAACGCCACCTCTAACCGGCGAAGTGGAGACGATTGAAGCATTAATCCCATTGCTGGAAGGAGTTAGAGATGCCCGAACAGATCCCGGAAAACAGCCTACCGTTAAACCGCCTGGCCAAGAAGGTGATGAAGGAATCGAAGGTCCGCCCGGACCCGAGCCTGTTGTACAGCCTGCAGGCGGCGAAGCACAGCCTGGAGAACGGATCCCTCTCAGTGAGGTACCCCGCCCTGAAAGAGAACCTGGACCGGATGTCAGCGGAGTGGTCCCCGAAGACGGTGATGTCCTTCCTGGAAGGCCCGGAAAACCACAACCTGTTGAAAGACCTGCCCAAGAAAAGAAACCTGCAGAACCTGTCGATCGTGGTGCTGGAGCAACTGCACAGCCGATTGAGCGCAAGCCTGGTGGGATACCCGAGGCCGAGAGATCTGCCGGCGAACTTCAGATAAAGGCAAAAGAGAAGGAAGCCGCCGGTGAGATCACCGAGGATCTATACGAGGGCTATCGCCCCGAGCGCGTGGAGATCCCGGGCTCGCAAAGGCATCCCACACCGTTAGTTCAAAGCGCGGCTATGGCCGCCGTAAGTCCTCCTCCAGCAACATACTCCCCTAACATACCGAGCAAGGTCATTAAAGAGGGCCGCATATCCGATATACAGTTGGAGTCGGTTGTCTATTCCGGCCAATCCCATGAAGAATTTCTGGAGGACGGATCCCGCCGTGGTTATTTCATCGGCGACGGCACCGGTGTCGGTAAGGGCCGGGAGATCGCCGCGGTGATTTGGGATAACTGGAACAAAGGCCGGCGCAAAGCGATGTGGATATCCGAGAAGGCATCCCTATATGAAGACGCGAAGCGGGATGTTGAGGGGGTAGGATGGAACCCGGATCATGTCTTTGCACTAAACAAGGTAAAAGCGGGGGCATCCATCAAGAATGCCAGCGGCGTGATGTTTACGACGTATGACACCCTGAAGTCGAAGTCTAAGAAGGAGGGTGTGATATCCCGGATCCAACAGATCAACGAATGGCTGGGCGATGATTTTGAGGGAGTGATAGCCTTCGACGAATCGCATAATATGGGCAATGCCGTAGAAGTGCGGGGAGAACGCGGCCGGAAGCTTCCCGCGGCCAAGGCACTGGCAGGGGTGGAGCTGCAAAAAACCCATCCTAAAGCCCGGATTATATATGTGAGTGCTACGGGAGCGACGGAGGTGTTGAACCTGGCATACGCGGAACGCCTTGGGCTATGGGGCGAAGGGACGCCTTTCCCCAACAAAGCCACCTTTGTGGAAAAAGTGTCCGCCGGCGGGATTGCTTCGATGGAGCTGGTAGCCCGGGACATGAAAGCCATGGGCACATACAACGCCCGATCTCTGAGCTACGACGGTGTGGAATACGAAAGGATGGAGCATCGGCTGACGCCGGCCCAGGTCCGGCAATATGACAAAATGGCCGATGCCTGGCAAACGGTCCTGCAGAACTTTGAGGAAGCCTTAAATTTAACCGGCGGAAGCGAGAGCGGCGGTGCTAAGGCCGCGGCAGCATCGGCGTTTTGGGGTGCCCATCAGCGCTTCTTCAATCAGATAATAACCACGATGTCGCTGCCGTCTACGATCGAAAGGATCCACAAGGATTTAGACGCGGGCAATTCGGTGGTTGTACAGCTTGTCAATACCCTGGAAGCGGCCCAGGAAAGAGCCTTGACGAAACTGGCCGAGGAAGACAGTCTTGAAGATCTCGATCTGAGTCCGTTCGATATGTTGATGCAGTTAGTAGAGCATAGCTTCCCCGTCGCGCAATTCGAGGAGTATGTAGATGAGGACGGCAACCTGCGATCGCGGGTTGTCGAAGATTCCAAGGGGAATCCGATCCAAAACGCGGAAGCGGTGGCGATGCGCGAGGAGCTCCTGGATGAGCTGGGCAGCTTGCGACGGGAGGTTGCTGACAATCCACTCGATCAGATCATAGAGGAGTTTGGCACGGGGCAAGTCGCCGAGATCACCGGTCGTAAACGCAGGGTGATCCGGAAGGAAACCGACAAAGGCATAGAAAGGACGATAGAAAAGCGCAGCCGGGCAAAGGCCATGGTGGATGCTGACGCTTTCATGGACGGAAAGAAAAGAATCCTGGTGTTTTCCGAAGCGGGCGGAACCGGGAGGAGCTATCATGCGGACTTAGAGGCGAAGAACCAGGAAAAGAGAATCCATTACCTGTTACAGGCGGGTTGGAGAGCCGATAAAGCCGTTCAAGGGCTCGGCCGTACCCACCGTTCGAACCAAAAGCAACCACCTAAATACATCCTGGTGACCACGGATCTGAAGGGACAGAAGAGATTCCTATCATCGATCGCACGGCGACTTGACCAGCTCGGCGCACTGACGAAAGGTTCACGAGAGACGGGAAGTCAAGGCATATTCCAAGCGCGGGATAATCTTGAGAGTGAATACGCTACGGATGCCCTGGGATTGTTTTATGAGGACCTGGTGGACGGAGATATAGACACAATCAGCGTGGCCGAGTTTGAAGGACAAACAGGACTAAGTCTTACAGATACATTCGGCAACCTGAAGAAGGACTTGCCTCCGATCAGGCAATTTCTAAACCGATTGTTGAGTATGAATGTAGATACGATGAACGCAGTGTTTGACGAGTTTTCGACCCGGATGGACTCGGTGATTGAAGCTCATGTCCAGGCAGGTACTTTAGATCAGGGATTGGAGACGCTGAAGGCCGATAGTGTGGTCAAGGTAGATGAGCAAACCGTGCATGTCGAGGAAAGATCCGGAGCGGAAACAAGCTACGTGCAACTCGATGTAACCAACAAAGCGCCGATTCTTTCATACGAGTCAGCGATCGCATACGCTAAAGACGGTTTTTACCGAAACATCAGCAGCGGAAAAATATGGGCCAGCACTGTCAGGGCAGTAACGAATCGCACGACAGGGGATATTGCGGATACGCATGTGCTCAAATCGATTACCTACGGTGAGCAGCGGATCCCCGTGGAACAATTTACAGAGGACAAATGGGAGAAGCTATCAGAAGCCCAGGCCGAGCCGGTATGGAGTAAAGCTGTTACGGAGACGCCGAAGACGATCGTGCGCCGGGAACATCTGATAACCGGAGCTCTTCTTCCCATATGGGATCGGTTGACCGGGCATCCGCGGATTATGCGAGTACAGACAGATGCCGGGGAGAGAATGATAGGCCGGATCATCCCGACGAATGTGTTGAGTCAGACATTGAAGAACCTCGGCGCAACAGCCGGACAGGTAGAGATGGAGCCGGCCGAAGCGCATACGAGGGTGGTCGATCAGAACTACACACTGGAGCTGGCCAACGACTGGCGGATTCGGAGGCGTCGTGTGTCCGGAGATAACCGCATAGAACTCGACGGCCCGGGATTCAGCGACTTCGAGATCTTGAAACGGTATGGCGTCTTCTCCGAGAGGATACAATACCAGACAAGGTATTTTATACCTGCAGGGAAAGAAGGTGTCGATACCCTGGGCCGGATCGTGAAGAACAATCCGATCGTAACAGCCAATCCACCGGTAAGTGCTGCCATGGGAGCGCGTGAAGGGGAAGGTATCCTGGATGCGCTATCGAGAGAATCCGGATACATTGATTTACGGGTGATATTGGGGGACAAGAATATCGAGCGGATCCAGGCCAGGCTGGATGACTTCCGAGGATCCCGGATGATGCATTACTACAATTACCTGCGCGGCCGGCAGGATGCCGACATCAGCATCGTTCTGCAAAAACGCCATCTTCCGCAGTTGGGTCATTGGTTTCGCAACATGGAAAGCATCCTGTCCCAAACCACCCAGGGGCGGCGTGTATACGAAGCGGGCCGAACCTTCAAGGAAGATACGATCCGGCAATTCAAGCAATGGGAGAACGTGTACGAGCTGGCGGTCCGAAACCTGGATGCCCAAGAGAAACGAGCCGTGTTGAGACTTTTGGATACCACCCAGGAAATAGAGGGTGACCATCCGGTCGAGGTGGCAGCGGACCGGATCCGTCGCTTGCTGACAGAGGTCCGGACTTATCTGATCGATAACGGCAAGAAGGTAGGGTACATCGAGGGGTATCTTCCGCATATCTTCCAAGGCAAGTTTTGGGTAACCGCGGAAGGCCTATCGTCGCACAAGGTGGAAACCCTGGGGGAGGCGCTCCAGATCGCGGCGACGTGGTCCGATCAAGGGCAAACGAGTATCAAGGTGCGGCAGGATACCTTTATCTCTCCGGACGATGCGACGATGTTATCCCGCCGGAGCTATTGGCGACTGGTGAAAGCAATACAGGAAAAGGCCGGGGAGTCTATCGAGGTCTTCGACGATCTTAGTGCGACGGACATACATCAAATGCTGTCCGGTGAGAAGATTGCCCGGGCAAAGCCGAGAAAGCGGTTTTTTGGCAACCTCATGGAACGGGTTGTCAACAACCCCAACTTCCTCAAAGATCTCGATCAAGTGATGGGATTGTATTTCTACGGGGCATCCCGGAAGGTCGGTCAGGACGTATTGTGGAATACCGTTCAGAGGAACCTGGACAACATGCCGGCCGCTGATAGCCGGCTAAAGCAGTTCATCGAGACGGTGTATATGCCCGGGACCCTGGCGCACCCGACCAACATCGAGGAGGGGATAGCCAAGGTATTGCATGATATGAAAATCAAGCCTGGTGCATCCGGGCAGGATGTTCGTCGAATGTTTCATAACATCAACATGGTGCAGTATGTTTATGACCTGGGGCTGTCGATGTCTTCTGCGATCGCTAATGCCAGTCAGTTCTTTGTGATGGCGTATCCGATTATTGGAGAGCAAAGCGCGGTAACAGGATATAGGATGGGGGCCCGGGCCTTTCGGGACCCGGTGTTGTTTGCCGAGCTGGAAGGCGAGGGCATCACCCAGGGGGTCAGCAGCATCACCGGGGAGGTCTTGCTGGACAGGAACGCATTGAGGGAGTTTAGAAGTAAGATTCGCGGCAAAGAGGGCATCCGGGGATTCGGAGAAGCGACGCTGACACCCTTCAGCCTGGTGGAGCTGATGAACCGGTTCAGTACCTATTTTGCAGGAAAGGATTACGCCAAGCGGTGGCTGGCAAAGGAAAAGGATCCGATGAAGCTGGTATTGAAGGTGTCTCCGGAGACATCGTCTCTATTCAGCCAGGCCCGGGAGTATTCTGCCAGGCTTACGGATCCGGACGTTACACGAAACGCATCCTGGAAAGCGAAGAACCGGAGGCTCAAGGACGCTCTGGCCATGCGATTCGGTTACGAGCTCAACGAGAAAGTAAACTTCAGGGCCGGCCGCGAAAACCTGCCCCAGGCGATCCGGGAGGTTCCGGTTCGGCTCCTTTCTCCTTATAAATCGTTTCTGCTCAACTCAATGAAATACACATTGGACACGGTTAGCCCAAAAGGCATGGTGAAAGATCCGAAGAAGGCTCTTCGGTTTACCGCCATGACGTTTGCCCTGGCAGGTGTTGCCGGCAACCCGATCTTGTACGGGCTCTTCCTGATTATCAATGCGCTATACAAGGAGCTGTTTGGCGTGGATCTGGAAAAGGAGCTGCGGCGGCACAACCTTTTACGGGGGCTTACCGGCAAGTTGGGCGTGGACATCTCCGGATCCGTGGCGGTGCAGCTTCCGGCCAGGCTGCAGGATCTGTTAGGTAGATACGGTAAGATAGCCCTGGAGCTCGGCACGCTGGCTGTCCAGAAGGCCCAGGGAACGGGCACGATAATCACGGAAAGAAAGCTGAAACGCCAGGTGATGCCGGCGCAGATGCAGCGGGTAGTGGATGCCATAACTATCCTGAATGAAGGCCAGTATATAACCCCGATATCCAAGACGCCGGTGGCTTTGGATGGCGAGCCCTGGGTGGCTGCGGTTAAGAGAGCCGTGGGGATCCTGCCGGCCGCGGTGAGCAAGGCGTTCGAGGAAGAACGGGAGATGCAACGGCTGAAGCGGAAATACAAGGGACTGTCGGCCGATTTGACCGAGCGGTGGTCTACTGCAGTAAAGGATGAGGATGTCGTGCAGATCGATCGGGTGGTGCGGAAGGTGACCGGGCGGGTCAACGATGCGCTCGAACGCATGGCAAAGGCCAAGAATAACGACCAGGTCATCGAGGCGTTGACCGATCTGTTGTTTTGGCAGCAATGGATCGAGGGCAAAGAGAAGTTCAAGAACGCATTGATACGCAAGTACGTGCCCAGGCAGATCGAGAAGCAGAGGAAACTTCCCACATATCTTAGACCGGAGGCAGCGACACCATGATGGACGGGAAATCGATCGCGGAACTGTTGGGAGCGGGTGGTATTCTCAGTTTTATCGGGGTTATATTTCGGATGCAAAACAAGAGAACCAGCGAGCTTGCAGAGAAAACGGTTCTCCGCGAGGGGTGCAAGGAGCGCCACGGCACGATCGATAGACGCCTGGCCCAGGGAGAGGACCAATTCAAGACCATGACCGAGACGCAGACGGCCCAGGGATTGCTCCTGGTCAGGATAGATGAACGGGTCACGGCGCTCGCTCTAAAAAACGGGATAACGATCAAGGAGGGATAACATGACCAGAAGAGAGTGGTTGTTAATCGCCTTATTTTGTTTTCTGGCCGGTACTGTGGCGGTCGGAGACAGCATCACCGATCTTACAGGATACACCGGCCAGGTCGGCCAGGAAGACATCAATTACGGGACCGGCCTGAGCACAGACACCTTTACCGTGCCCACCTACGACGGCAGCACGGTAACCCTGACCAAGGTTCCGGATCCCACGACGGATGCGCATAGCCGGATCAAAGGTGTCTGGTATGTCAACAGCTCGACCACGATCGCGGACCACGGGGCAGCGTCCGGAGCGGACTATGCCGCCGGCAATCTGAAGAAGATCATCGATCTGACAGGCCACGCCATCACCGCGGCCACCAAGGCGAATCCGGTGGTGATCAGCGCGGCGGACCACGGGTTTGCCAACGGTGATACGATCACCATCCTGGATGTGGTGGGCATGACGCAGCTCAACGGCAACGAGTATATCGTAGCAAACAAGACGACCGGTACATTTGAGCTGTCGGGCGTGGACGGATCCGCGTACGGGACATACAGCTCTGGCGGATATGCCCACGGCGACGGCGTGACGATAGATCTGCCGGCGAATGCGGACTATCCGGTGCTGACTAATATGGTGGTGCCCCGGAACGTCGGGGTCCGGACGAATCCCGGAGCGATTGTCGAAGCCACCAGCGGGACCGTGGCGTGGAAAGGGCCCGTAATTGGTGATCCTACCTTTCAATGGCTGTCCGGGTCAGGACACTCGTTTGCATCAACATTTGTAAGCAGACTACTCACTCAATGGTGGGGAGCTACCGGGAACGGGATAATCGCGGATACAGCTGCTATACAGAATACGTTTACTGCAAGCTATAGCTCGAAAATACCTGTGTTTTTCCCGCTCGGATCATATCTCACAGGTACGATTATATATTATGGACAATCCATGTATGGCGTTCCTGGCTCGGGAAATCCTCTGTTCTCGGCGGGGCGTAGTAGGATTATAGGTTTAGATACTGAGGACGTCTTTCAATTCCCTGATATCACTTCCGCGACGCAGGGCTACGTCAGAGGGACGTTAGTAAAGGATTTAACCATCATAGTTGACGATACCTCAGACGCAACCGGGAGTTTTTCTAGAGATGGCGGGGCCGTGGGGAATTGTGCCTTCGCCTTGCCCGCCGCTAACGGCACCGCAGCGGGTCATACCTTCGGGAATAACCCATTAATACATGGAAAGTTCGAGAATGTCAGTCTTGAATCTCTTTCCCAAACGGCACAAAACGGATCATGTGGTATATTTCAACAGGCCCTAATCATCGATTTCATATTCGACCATTTGCATCTTCAGAGGTTAGAGTTTGGATTCTGGGGAACGAAACCAACTACCAATGACCATCTGATAGAGTATGCTCCTGACTGGCTACAGTTCTTAGGCGTAAATTTCAATGGATGTATAAATCCCTTTAGGGTTTATAATTCTTTCCAGTCCATTATTGATGGGATGCTCGTGTTGGGGTCATCTTCTGGGGACAAGGGAATTCGCATAGAGCAGTATTCCTCACTAGCAAGGGATCTTACCATATTGTGGTCTATAACTGGTCTTTATGAGGAGCTTAACGCTGCAACGACAGGGGAAATATCAAAGTACGAAGGCCATAATCATGTAATCACAGCTAGTACATTAAAGCAGAACTACGGTGCTAGCTATATTACTTGGGATGCAATAGGTTCTAAAGTAACTGGTTCTAGAATAAACGGTGTGACTGGTGGGGCATCCGCTACACTAAGATTTAGTTCGACCTCTAGGAACAACTTGTTCGACCAGATCACTACGCGGGAGCCAGACGGGGCATGGTTGTCGGATGCGGGCAATGGAAATATAGTCAAAACGGTTAGATACGACGCCGAAGCTATGAGATCAAGCCGACCCATCTCGGAAATGATAAGCCGCTTTCAACCCGCATTGGTTCGCACTGGGGATTTCACTATAACTGGTCCATCTAGTCCTTATTTTAGTCAGGAGGACTTGTTCATCACTCCTAGTGATATGGATCTGACAGGGGTATCCGAGACCATAACAAAGGATACTACCATAATAGAAAGTGGTGAGTACATAACCTTTCCCTCCCCGGGGTCGGCGGGTTTTTTTGATTCCAACTCTACCCCTTCATTGTTGGGGTATAGATTTCCAGAGAGTAAAATCCGTGTCTACATCAAGGCAAAGATGGCATCCTCGGCCACAACTCAGCCTTGGGACATAAGAGTAGATAATGTGGTTAAGGGGTCCGACAGCCTATCTTTTGGGACAACTTTCTCCGTTGAATGGTTCGACGCGGACTTCACCGGTCTTACTAAGGGAGACTCTATAAGGTTCTTTGCCGGTGATGCAGTAGTAGCCCAAGACGTCCATGTCGCTTGGGTTGCCGTTGTCCCACATAAGGAATATGATCTAAATGCTCATATAGGAACCAGTTGGGGGGTATATGACTTTGCTGTAGACACTGGTGCGACAGGCAACTATAGACTGGGGCAAATATTTAATAATGCAGTTATTACGAGGGCGTGGTATGAGACGATTACAGATCCGACAAGTGACGGAGCGGCAACTATAGCAATTAGTACAGCCCAGGCGGCGAATGAAATCATCACCGCTACGGCATTTGATAACGCTATTTTCGACCCAGGATATCATGACGGTACTCCTGATGGTACGGCAACCAATTTTACTACCCAAACCACCGATATTAGAGATGTCCAGTTGGTTATAGCTGGTGCTGCATTAACTGCTGGGAAAATCAAAGTTTGGTGGGAGTATGTAGTAGGGGAATAAGCGCAAAGATGATCTGAAAGGAGAAGATCCACCGATATAGGGAACCCGGCCGGACCCGGGGTAGGGCTCTCGCGGAAATATCCGCGGGAGCCCTTTTGATTCAGCCTGCATTTTTTTCTTGACAAGTGTTTCATGACCGCGTAATAGAATTCCTTGGAGGAATATTATGGCAATCACGCAGAAAAGATTAGCGAAGGCGGCCGGCGTTACCCAGGGAATGATCTCTAAATTCCTTAATGGGCAGCGCCGGCCGCGTTGGTTTAGGGCTAAGAAGCTGGCGGCGATAACGGGCACCGCCCCGGAGCTCTGGATGGAAGGAAGCCCGGACGAGATCCAGGCGGCAGTCTGCCGGCCGGCCCACAGAGTGATCTGCGGATGGTGCAGAAGGATCAAGGACGTGGAGTTGAAGCGGTGGACGGACTTGAGACTTGCGATTCCGCCCGGCGGGGATCCCCCGGATATCAGCCACGGCGTATGTCCCAGGTGTGAAGATGACCAATCCTCTAAAGATCCTGGAAATAACGGAGATCGTGGAGAGTGACGAGAAGCGAGTATTGGTTACTCTCAAAAGAGCCGTCCAGGTTTGGATCCCCAAAAAGAACGCAACGTGGATGCCGGGATGTGTGGCGGTGCCGATGTGGTACTACGAAAAAGCCCTGAAGTATCTGATGGAACCGGGAGACGACGATGTCCCGTTTTAATCCGGATCCCCGGGTCCTCGTGATGATCGAGGTGGAAGTGGTAAAGACGGAGTTTCTCTGGATTTGCCCGAAATGCCAGAAGGAACGGACTGTGAGAAGCAGACGGCAAATAGTGATCTGTAAGGATTGCAGGTTGAGTTTCGAGGTGGCCGGTGTAACGGATAGGGCGCCGGTAGATATTATTGATATCAATCAATTTAGGAGGGTCAAATGGGAACAGGATTAACAGAATTAGCGGATATCAGAAACATGGTGACGAGCTTCGCGGTCCGGATGGAACAGAGAATGGTCGAAAAGATGAATACGGGCAAACGCGGATGGAATAGCCACGTACCGAACTTTGATCTCCTAATCGGCCGGATGATGGAGGCGATCGATCAGGGTAAATGGGTGGACGCGGCAAACTACGCGGCGATACTCGATTATCGATCGAGGCACAATCTGCGCGACTATCCCCCGACGCCCGGGGAGCAATTCTTCTGCCCGGAGTGTGGCGAGGAGCTGCCCCACGGCAACGCGGTGTGCGAGAATTGCACTGATCAGGAGGGTGTAGATGCTGAACAAACAGGGTCCCGGGAAGATTGACTGGACGGACTACACGTGGAATCCCATAAAAGGATGCTTGCACGAATGCCCCTACTGCTACATGGACAAGATGGTGAGATTCGATCCGGAGATTATGGAACCGGGATTCCGGCCGGAATTTATCGGAGACGACATGCCACGGCTCAGAAGGCTGAAGCCGTCGAGGATCTTTGTTGGTTCATCCGGAGATATGTGGGGTGAGTGGGTGAAGCCCGAATGGATTCTGCAGGCCTTATATGTAGTCGAGCAATGCCCGCAGCACACCTTCCTATTCCTCACAAAGAACCCGAGGCGCTACGTGGATTTCCCTCTTCCTATTGAGAACGCATGGTACGGTACGACAGACGACGGAACACCCAGGACGGAGGGCAATATAACGAAGCTGGACATGGCGACGCAAAGTCACGGCACCAAGCGTTTCGTATCATTCGAGCCCCTCCTGGAAGAAGTACTGCCAAACCTGGTCGGGATATCCTGGATAATCATAGGCGCCGACTCGACGCGAGGCGCAAAAAAGCCTCCCGACGAGTGGGCCGACCGGATCCTCAACGAGGCAAGCCTCCTGGGGATCCCCGCCTGGGTCAAGGATAACTACAAGTATCCCCTGAGTGTAAAAAGGTTGCCAACATGAAGAAGGACCGCGAGTTCTACATGGACCAGTTTAAGTCAGAAGAATGCCTGTGCGGTCGAACCAAAAGGCCCTGGAACGCATTCTGCTACACTTGTTACCAGGCCCTGCCCTGGACGATGAAGAATGATCTTTGGAAGTCCTTTGGGCACGGATACGAAGAGGCCTACGACGAAGCGGCCGAATACCTGAATTGAGTTGGCTAGCTATTGTTGTGAATGGAAAAGAGGCAACAGCGAGGGTGGTATGGAAAATAGTGGCGGAATAACAGCGAGCAACGGGGTTGTAATTCCAGACGATGTCTGGATGGACGCCAACACGCTATTAATTACGGGCGGAACTTATGAGAGCAACAGTGTATTGGCCTGGGACTCAGCAGACGTAACTATAAGCACGGAGTTGCATCTGGGAGAGTATCGATTTACCCAAGAGGGCGAGGTGATTGGGCCGGATTGGGAGTACAGGATGGAAGAAGTAGCAGTTCATCTTCAAACGCACCACAAACAGGAGGGTATCATGGTAGATTCCATAGGAGGTGTTCTCGGGGTCATGCTGATCTGTATCATAACGGTGAAGGTAATCATTCCGCGACTGACCATCGGCAGGATGGTAAAGGTGATTCGCGACCGGTTATGGAGACCGACGAAACGAGTCGCGGAAGAAGTGAAGAACGAGTGGAGCGAATAACCGAAAAGCCGTGCGCTTTGGTTTACAATACGTTCTTCGAGCCCGGGGAAGTAGTTGAGATCCGGGCGTTCGGACTGGCCAGGAGCAATAAGGCCTGGGAAGGATTCGCCGGCGGCACGGGCATAGTCTATGGATACTTCGACAATGCCGACGCTTTCGGGCAGGCGGCCGAGGCGCTCGATCGAGCGAAAGCGACTGGTGTCTATTTCACGCTCAACCCCACAAATCCCGATCTGCTGGCAAGAGCTGCCAACAGACTGAAGGCGGCCAAGGCCAAGACGCCGGTAACCTCGGATAAGGACATCGAGTGCATCCGCTGGTTGCCGGTGGACCTGGATCCCGTCCGGAGCTCGGGGATTTCATCCAGTGCCGAGGAGCTGGAAAATGCCGAGGATCTTCGGGACCGGATCATATCCTGGATGTCAGAAAGCGGCTTTGATAAATGGATAGCGGCCTGTTCGGGTAACGGAACCCATGCGGTGTTTCGGACCCATGAAGATCTCCCCAACATACAACCGATAGTAGATATCATCCGCGGCGGAGTTGAGGCCATTGCGGATAAGTTCTCCAACCGCACAGTCCACGTAGACCGCAAGGTATTCAATCCGTCCAGGATATGGAAGGTCTACGGGACCACAGCCAGGAAAGGTGACCATACAGAGAACCGTCCTCACAGGAAGAGCTATATCGAAAGCATCTCATGAGCGAAAGATACACTCTCGATCCCGAATCGCCGCTCGCACGGCTCGCCGCGCTATCCCCAAAAACCCCCGAAAAAGACCCACCCCCTACTACTCGAAAGAAGCCGAACGTCCAACCTCGTGGCTCTCAGAGCGTCGATTTGGGGCCGGTTGACGTAAAAAAGTACTTATTGCACTATGGGTACGATTTTAACGAGAAAGCGGGATCGGGCAAGATCTTCTATAGGCTGTCTCAGTGTCTCTTCGATTCCAACCACGGACAGAACGAGGGGGCGATCGTGCAGGACGAACAGGGGATGTTGACCTATTGGTGCTTCCACGATAACTGTAACCACACGTGGGCCGCGGCCAGGTTTGAGATCTCGGGAGAGGAATCACTGGCTCAATTCTGCAAAAACTATGATCCGAACTACACCTCGCGCGAGAAGTCCCCGATGGATAGAGGCAAGACCCCGGATCCGGATGCCACCCCTCCCGTCCTCCCCCCTTCTGAAATAGACCCGTTGGTTTTTTATGATGATGATGGCGGCAAGAAGAAGTTCCGATCGCAATTCCTGGCTGAATATTTGCAGAGCTGGTTTTCACCGATCGTGTGGGACGGCATGGCGTTCTACAAATACGAGGACGGAGGAGTGTGGAAGACGACGCACCTGGACCTGATAGGACAGGACGCGGTGATGGCTATGGGTAAATACGCGACAAATGGAGCTATCGAGGCTACAATCAAACTAATGGAGAAGCGAACTATGATTCACTTTGATGAGTTCAAGCACCAGAGCCAGTATCTGAATCTAAAGAACGGAATGCTTGAGATAGAAACCGGGAAGGTGTTGCCGCACGATCCGAAGTATTACAGTCGGATTCAGCTCGACGTATCGTACGATGAGAGCGCCGAATGTCCCAGGTGGGATAAATTCCTTGCCCAGGTATTTGCGGATGACTTCGACAAGATCACAGCCTTGCAAAGCTATTATGGGTATTGCTTGCTGCAGGACTGCAGATTCCAGAAGTGCCTGTTTATGGTGGGTAGCGGGGCCAACGGCAAGAGCGTAGCGTCAGACGTCCTGATCGCTATCCTGGGGGAGAATAACGTGTCGGCGCTTCCGATCGAGATGATGGGTAAATCGTTTCTGGTGGGACAACTGAAGGATAAGCTGGTAAACGTGGCCACCGAGATCTCCACGAGCCAACCGACAGATGCGGCGGTATTCAAGAATGCGATCACGGGCGGGCTGCTGGCCGCCGATCGTAAGCATGGGGATCCGTACAAGTTCTATCCGATCGCCAAACACATATTCTCCATGAATGAGGTCCCGAAGATCATCGACAAGAGCTATGGGTTCCAGCGCCGGCCGATAGTAATCACCTTCAATCAGCGCTTCGAGCCCGGGGTAGAGCCCTACGACCCCCTGTTGCTGGATAAGCTGAAGCTGGAGGCTACGGGGATTTTTATGTGGATGCTCGATGGCCTCCAGAGCGTGCTCGAAAGCGGTGGTCTTTTCATTCCGGATGTGGTTGTGAGGGATACCGAGAAACTGATAACCAGCATGAACCCGGCCCTGCAGTTCATAGAGGATTGCTGCAGGGTAGGGGAAGACTACGACGTAAGGCCCCGGGATCTGTATGCCGGGTACCTGGCGTGGTGCAAGGAGGGTCATAACCGCCCTTTGTCGAGAAACAGATTCTATGGTCTGATCCTCCTGTATTGCCCCGCAGTGAAGCCGAAGCAGGTCGGGGAGGATAGACACCGCGTGTATGCCGGCATCGGCCTGAGAGCTGATGCGATAGCGAGCCCGGGTACATATGAATAGCCCACGCGAAGCGTGGTTCCCTTACAAATCTTTTCCTTCAAACCATTACAAATAGACAGGCATAGTGATTGCAATGAGACTCAATCCCGCGCCCTCCCCTTTTTTGTTCGCCCTCCGCCGCCCCCCTCCTCCTTTTCAAGTGAAATTGCTCATTTCCTGTGAGGGGCCGAACAGCTTTGAGGCATTCCGAACGGCAAAGGAACATCTTAGGGAGAAAGGTGTTCGGTATATTAGGTGTGATATCAGTGTGTTATTGGATTCCGAACAGATAGAACACCTTTTCTGTATATCTATACGTAGTGTAAAAGAAAGCAAGAAGAGGATGAACTAGACTATAAAGTGGGGAAAAAGTGTTCTTTCTGTTCGGCCTGGCGCTGAATGATCCCGAATCATGGGAGGTATTGACGGGCGGCGACGGGGTTCGGGGAGGGATTTATGCAGATCGCGCCCGGGAGAGGCACACAGATTGGTCGGGGTTTTTCAAAGGCACGGGGGGAGGAAGGGGCGCGGAATATGGGTCGATCGCTGATTATCAGGGGTTCTCGCGCGTATCCTTGTATTCCTCGAATGGGAATATCGGGATTCGTTGATTGGGCCTGGTTAGGGGTGATTGGGGTGGAATAGGGTGATAATCGTGATGGTTGTATTTGGCCGGAAATGGGTCTATGGTGGGGCTCAGATCTTCCAATAACTGCCGGTACCGGCGCTTCCTGGAAGAAGAATCGGAACCAACGTCCGATAACATTATATATGTAAACTTTTTGACCGAAACGGCGCTCCCGGATTCGGCGATTACAAGCAATGAGCGGGGATTAAGGATGGCAGAATCCAAGACACGGATTGGGCGGAAGACGTGGCTGAAGCATCTCGGGGTGAGCAAGGAAGTCTTCTACGACCTCGTGGCCGATGGGATGCCGGTCGAGCTAAGAGGTAAGGATCACAAACGATGGGTAGGGAATGTCGACCAGGTCGACGAGTGGTCCCGGGCTCGACCATCGCTCGGGCCGGGATGCCGGTCCCGGGTCGGATCCGGATCCCTGGTAAAATCCGAGACCGCTATATAGCCGGCACCCGGATTGGGTCCCATCGGGACTCCGATAATATTGCTACCCACAGACGGATAGGCGGATCCGAAATTTCTAGAATTTTTTCGGGGGATTATTCAAATGACAGGGACTATCAAGTTTCGCAGGTATCCGAGCCTTGGCCCGGACTGCACGCATCCGAAACCATTCTGTTTCGTTTGTCGAAAGCCGGTAGAGCGTATTACAAAAAAAATGAATCTCAGGACCATGGAAGAGGTTATTACCGTTTCGTGCCACGGGGAAACAGAGCAGACCACGTTGACATTGGAAGATCAGATGAAAACCATAGAACGTGGCGTTGCTTTTAGAAATGACAACAAGGAAACCAAACGACTACCCTTTATTGCCAAGGAGGTGGAATCATGAGGACTGTTTTTTCGTATTGTTTCTCTGTTGGTGTTTGTTTAATTTTTGCCGCTTTCATTGTTGGAGGGCTGCATTATCTTTCCCAGGGGGCGGAGGTCCTGGCAGTGGAGGAGTACGTCAATCCTCTTTCTGAAGAGAAGGGTTTGTTTGTTGAGGGTGGTGGAGTGATGTCTATCGGTTGGGATAGGGAATGTCAGCCGGAGACGGTCACTGTCGGAGATGTCTTTGCAGATCTGAACTATGATTGGGGGGAGGGCGAGTGCGGCTATTTGTCGCGGTGGATTGGGGATTGGGAGAAGCTGTGCATGGGGTTGCGGTCGGATGGGGTTGTGGTTTGGCGTAGGATTAAATGTCTGAAGAAAGGGGGTGCGGAATGATTGAGTATGGCACAGAGGCAGTACCTCTGCGAGGCCGGTACTATTTCGGATATGATGTAAAAGCGATGTTAAGGGTCTTGCGGGACAGGGTTCATATTTCAGAGCAGATCCCGCTTGCTAACAAACTACTGAACATCAGCTTTCTTAACGCAGACGCGATGCGATACATCGACAAAGTCTACGGGCTTGATTCCATCCAGGGGCACTTCCGCATATTCGAGATGTCGTTGTTTCCCGAGGAAGCCACGGCTGCGCTATTCGCAGCAAATGGTCTTCAGGTAAGCACAGCCGGGGAACTAGTCGGTGGAACCCGGTCGAAGTTGATTGAGAAGGAGGGGTGATGCTGAAGGGAGAAATGATGCGAAAGAAATTCTGGATAACTCCGCCTGAATTGTATAGGGAGCTGGACGAGGAGTTTTCATTTGATTTTGATCCTTGCCCGGACCCACGGCCAGAACTTTATAATGGCTTAGACGGTCCGTGGGGAATGTCCAATTTCGTGAACCCGCCCTTTCGCAAGAGCGACGGTGCGTTCGATGCCGGACCGACAGCGTTTATCCGGAAGGCAATCGAAGAACAGCAAAAGGGCAAATCCTCGGTAATAATCATCAACACCATGGCCTTTATCAATATGCTTTTGGAAGCGGGGGCTGAATGCAGGAGCATGGGCAGAGTGAGATGGCACGACGCACAAACAGGAGAAGAATGGAAGAAACCCTCAAATACCAGCCTGTTCGTGCTAAAAGGGAAGTGAACGCTGTTGTCAAGGGGTTTTATTGGGTGGAAATGGGGGGTATTGGGAATTGGCGTTTTTTGTATTGAAAAGAACCTGTCTCGAAAACTCATGATATATACGGAGGCGGTGGGGTTAATGCGAATCCACCGTTGATTCCTCTTCACGCCCGGGGGTAGCACAGCCCCCGGGCGGGACGGAATATATATCATGCCCGCGCAGAATCGAATTAAGCAATATCAGTTGGAGCAACTCTTGCTTGATGCCCATCGTAGCGGTCTTACACAGGACGCTATCGCGGCACATCTTACCGAAGCATTGCATGAACGGGATATTGACAAATCTATCAGCCAGGCCTCTGTGCAGCGGTACCTGAAGGAAATCCGCATGGAAGTCGAGGATGAAGTTTCCTCTGTGGTGCATGACTATATCCGAAACTCGGTGCCCACCGATCTGGAAGGGGTCGAAACCGACCAAGCGTTTCTGGCCGATGTTCGAGACAATATCATCCGTGACCCGGAAACGGGAGAAGTTAAGAAAGGTGGCTTTGACATCCGAGCCCGGGTACACGCGGCGGTCAGTCACGCCCGGATCACCCACGATAAGATAGACAGGTTCAGCAAATTCAAGAAAAGCGAGGAGGCCGATGGCGGTCCCGATATACCAGAATCCTCTGTACCGACCGGATCCAATCTACGAACAATTACTGGCAAGTTTGGAGTCGGAGCGGGAAAGTAAGCAGAAGGAAGTTCTCAGAGAATACTGCGTCTACGACCTGTATTTCCTGGCGAAGTATATCCTGGGGCACTGGTGGCTCTGTTGGGATCCCCACAAGGAATTTGCCGAGGAGATAGAAAAAGAGATCAACATGGAGCTTTTTCTATTGCACCGCGGATCCTGCAAGACGATCATCTTCAACACCTCCGATAGTATCCGACAATACTTGAAAGAACCAGACCAGCCGATTGCCATATTCTGTGACCTGTCAAAACGGGCCAAGTGGAAATTAAGGCCGATCCGGTATCAGTTCGAGCGCAACGCCACGCTCAAGTGGCTTTGGCGCGAAATACTCTGGGACGAGCCGGAGAAAGAATCGGACACCTGGACCGAGTCGGAGCTGTTTCTTCCAGGGCGGCCCGAGGGGCAGGAACCGTCGATCGGCGTTTACGGGCTCGATGCCATGCCTACCAGTCTCCACTTCCCCAAGATCAAAGGCGACGACCTGGTTACCGATAAAACCGTGACGACCGCGGCACAGATAGGCAAAAGTCTCGACAACTACGGGTCGGTGCGATCCTCGATCCTCATGCCCACCGGCACCATCCAGATCTGTGGTACGATCTATGACGATGGCGATCTGCATCGCACGATGGAGGATTCAGCGGAGTACACGGTCTATAAGCGGCCGGCTGAATGGACGGAGATAGACGACGACGGCGTAAAACACCATAAGACATTCTGGCCGGTTCAGTTCGGGCCGGAGAAGCTGGCGGCGATCAAGCGGGATCCGGCGGTGAGCATTTATATCTATTCGTGCCAGTATCTTCAGGATCCGGTGCCGGAAGACGAGAACGCCTACTTCCAGCTCAAATGGTTCGGCCGCTATAACTACGAGCCCTGGCCGAAGGTACGCCCTGGTCTCAATATGTTTGCTGCAGCCGACCTGGCCATCTCGGAAAAGAAGACCGCTTGTGAGACAGCGATCGTTGTCGGCGGCATAGATTGGAATTACGAGCTGTTCATAGTTCATGTTGCCAAGGGGCATTGGGACGCCGGCGCGATCGTCGATAACATTCTCGATATACAGGCACGGTACCATCCCGGGATATTCACGATCGAGGCGGAAAACATCCAGAAGACGATTATGCCCTTCCTTCGGCTGAAGATGCGCGAGACGGGGATATTTCCCAATGTAGACCCGAGGTTGCCCATGGGTGATAAAATAGCCAAGGGCCGATCGTTTCAAGGTAGAGCAAAGGAGGGGGCAGTCCACCTGCCGGCAAAAGGACGGGGAGCGGCCCCTCCGGACTGGCTTCCCTTTACCGAGCTGCAGATCCGCAGGTTTCCAAAGGGCAAGGACAAAGACGTGGCCGATTCCATTTCCCTTCTCTGCCATCAGCTCGACGACCAATGGCGGCCGGCGACCAAGGAAGAGCTCGAAGCCCGGGCGCAAGAGGAATATGTGCCGCTGGAAGCGGCGATTGGAATGTGATGCCATGAAAATGATCGACCTGAAGTGGACGAAGGCGGAGATCAAGAAGCGAAACAAGCCCACCACAGAAAGGATATTGGAGGGCGAAACCTATCCATGGGGCCTGAAGGTCCACTTTGAGAAAGAGGCCGTCGATAAGATGGATTCTCTGAAGAAGGTGAAGGTGGGCGCCATGGTCGACATACACGCGATCGGTAAGGTGGTCGAGGTTTCCATCACCGATCGAGATAAGAGTAAGAAACGGCACAGGGTTGAGATCCAGTTGCAGCAGGTCGGGATTCACGATCGGTCTGACACATCCGAGAAGATCTTCTCAGAAGCGGTCGATGAGGAGGATTGAACATGATAGCGTGTGATCCGTACTTATTGGAGTTTTTACGGGGGAACATCATAACCATGAACGTTATCGTGGCGGGCATGGGCGCGTTTCTCAAGGCCTGGGCGACGATCTCAAAAAACAACGGGTCGAACAAAGTGCAGGATTTTCTAACTAGCCTGGTCGAGTCTGGAAAGACCGCCCTGGTCAACAGAAGGGAAAGGAAAAACGGAGGGAAAAATGCGAAACCCGATAAAGCAAGCGGCCATAGTCTTGGTACTGGCCATAGCGGTTAGTGGCTGTACCTTCTTCGGCGACACCCTGAAGGAAGTTGCCGAAGATCAGAGGAATATAGACCAAGGAGGCAAGGAGCTGGCCGATGCCTTGATAGAGAGCTGGGAGTTCCGATCGGCGATGCTGCGGGAGGCGCTCGCCGGGGTTCCGGACTCGCAGGAATGGATGATTGACCAGATCCGGGAGATCGATGATTTTATCCTGAACCTGCCGAAGAACGAAGGGGGCCGTCCGGATCTAACGAAACTCACGGATGCACAGAGAGGCCGGATGTTGGTATTGATGGGACGGATAACCGGGAAGTTCTTCCGGAGAGCGATCCGGGAATTTGCGCCGCAAGCGCTGAGAGAGCTGGCCCCGTTCCTGGCCTTACTCGGGATCTGACATGAAAAAGGCGACGATCATTTGCATCATCCTGCTCATCCTGGGCGGCTGTGGCATGAACCAGGTCAAGGTATACGAGGGCGGACCCGGGACCATTGACAAGCCTCGGGAGCCGGCGTGGACGATTGACAATCCTCCGGCCAAGGGTGAGGTTACGTTTGAGAGAACCAAGGGTGAGGGGGCCGAGAAGGAAACGGTGAAGATCGCGGTTAAGAATGAGGGCGGCAATCTTAATCCCTTCGCTTGGATCAAGGATGTTTTCACCAAGGTGGTGGGTTTTTTCATCTCGAAAGCCGACGTACAGATTCCAATCTAAACCGGAGACAAGAACATGAAGCATTTCTGCAAGAGCTGCGGGGACTGGTCATGGAAAGACGGAGATAGTAAGGTGGTCAACATCGAGGGCGTCCAGGTTACCTTCCGGGCGTGTCTTACCAAAGAGATCGCACGGTGCATCGCGGTGTCCATCCCCGAGAGAAAGGCGATCATCGAGGCCAAGAAGAGGACCCGGTTCCTAACACATGCGAAATTCGGATGCATTTTCTACAAGCGGACCTAATCACAAACCAGAACCAAGGAGCTGTCATGAAACGACTATCAGCAATCATATTATTGGCCGTCATATTGTCGGTTCCCGGGCTCGCCCTGGGCGTCACCAACAACGACGAGGTCGTGTCCTACCAGGAGCCGTACATATACGGTCCGTTCCGCGTGCTTGAAATAACCATCACGGCCGATAGCGGCGACGGCACCCTACCGGCCCAACCGATCCCATACGCCATCAACGGCATGGTGATGCTCGTAGAAACCAACCCGGGGTCGACGGCCCCGACGGACAACTACGATCTGACCCTCACCGGAATCAACGGCGCTGACATCATGGGCGGAGCCCTGACCAACCGCGACACGGCCACCACCGAACGGACCCAGGCGCTCACGAACGGATCCTACGGCGTGGCGGTCACACACCGGACGCTGACGCTGAATCTCACCAACAATAGCGTGGTCAGCGCGGATTTTGTCATCTGGATCTATTGGATCGCCAATTAGGAGAAACGATCATGAAGCGCATTGTCATCTTCATAGCGACGGCCCTTATGCTCCTCCCGGCCACGGCCCTGGCAAAACAGGACCAAGTGCTGCAGGCGTTTGTCATCCAGGCAGGCGGAACGGATTTCGGAAACGTAACGGTTACCGGAGGGACGATAGACGGGGTGATCATCGGGGGGACAACGCCGGCGGCGGGCACGTTCGATCCGGTAAAGACGACTGATACGAATGACAGCAATGCGTTGTCGATCATTTGGAATGAGAACGACACGTCGGACAGGACGATCAACATCGTTGTCAATGCGGGGGACAGAACGCTGGACCTTAGCGAGAATCTAACCGTCGGAGGCGGATTGGATTTCACGTTGACGGCGGAAGATGCGGCCGGTTCAATTGTCCTGGATGAGCAGACCTTGGAAATAGAAGGCGAGGGGACGGCGACGCAGCTGACCAAATTGATTAACGCCAATAATGCAGCCGCTACTGTTACCATCGAGGGAACTTCCGCCGTTGTTAATCAAGACACGACTTCGGACGCCACGGTAACGTTCGGTACTGTCACTGCTCAGGCAGCTTCGAGTGCTGCTGCGAATATCTTCATAAACGCAAGTGCTGCGGAGCAGAATGCCGATAAGTGGAAAATCTCTGCTGCTGACGGTGGGAATCTCACGATTGAGACTGGTCAATCCGGCTCATACGTGGCAATCTGCACATACACCAACGCCGGAGCCCAAACCTGTACCGGCACGGTCACCGGCTCAAGCCTTGCAGCCGCAGCCAGCGCAGACCCTCTCTTGCAGATGACACAGAGCGGCGGTGATGGCAGCGTGGGTTTCGAGATGGACATCGACGCGACAACCGTGACGGCTGCATCAGAGGACTATGACGTAGCTCACAAGGCCATGATCGGAGGTAGCCTAGACACCTATTCCTTCTTTGACGCTGATTCTGCGGTAGTCCTTGACAACGGTATTGACTCTACATACCAGCTTGGAAACACTGCCTCTCCTGCAACCCCAAGGCTATACGCAGCCACATACACGTCTGCCGAAACGCTGGAAACCGAAGAGTGCTATAACTCAACCATTTATATCTCTGGTGCCACTGTCATAACCTTACCTGTTATGGGATACGGGATGCAAATCACATTCATTACCCTTACCGCAAATGCTATCAGCGTAGACGCCAACGGGGCTGATGATACAGACCTGGATGGGGTAGCGAGTGGTGTTGGCGAAAAGTCTACCTCTCAAGGTACGGTTGGCGAAGTGATTGTTTATACCTGGCTGGACGCTGATGGGTGGTATGCTACTTCGGATGGCTGGACGGACGGAGGGGCTTGATGCGTAGGATCGTTCCAATATTTATAATCCTGTTCCTATTTATCGATGTTGCCGGTGCAGACCATCGAGCTGTGATTGCCAGGAAGAATGTCGCGAGCGTCCCGGTTCCCGACTGGGAAACAGATTGGAACGGCGTAGGTGCAGACGATGAAACTTGTGCCGTTGCGGGAGGCTGTTCGACTCAAGGGGCCGCTACGGACGACCAGTGGCAGACTTTAGCCAACGACGCGAATATTTCAGTCAGCAGTGATATCTTTGTTCATGCAACAGCTTCTGGAACCGGAAATGTAGCGGAATTTGATAACTTTGATGGGCAAACCGAGTTTACCCTACAGTTTGATTTCAGGATAATAGATAATTCTGGTGGGTGGGGGAACACCAAACTCTACACCATGGCCCAAGCCAATGCTTTCATGTCAATGAAGTTACAGACCGGCGGAGCCTCCGGGACGTTTGATTTTCTTGTCACCAGAGTCGAAGCTGATGCTGCCGGCGCCGACAACACTTATGGAATAACCTTTACAAGTAATCAGTGGTACACTGTTACCGTCTATGCTAAGCAAGATACGGATGGCGGGGCAGATGTTGGTGGAGATGATGGGATTGTTCAGAGTTGGATAGACTCTACTTCCGCTCACACCGAAACAGATGTAGATAATGATACCAAGGTCATAGATTCTTATCGACTTGGAGGCATCACAAACAACAGCGACAACAACTCCAATATCGAGTTTGACAACTGGCGGTATTGGAACTCAGACCAAAGAACGGCTTTGGGGTTCTAATGAAAACAGCGATTCTTATCATACTCCTCTTCCTGCCGTCGCTCGCATGGAGCGGCACATACTACGTTCGTCAAGGGTCCTCTGGAACGTGGGGAGTCGGGGCGGGGCAATGTGGGCACGCGGCGGATGGCCCGAGCAATCCCTGCTCCTTGAGATTCGGTGCTGTGGACAATGTGGTTGCGGGAGATACGGTTCGTCTACAAGACGATGGTGGCACGTTCACGGGCAACTTCGCAGGGCTGATCGGTGGTTTTGATGGTTCTGGTGATCCTACTATGGCAAGCGGGACAGCGGGGAATGTGATCACGTGGGAAGCAGAATCGGGGGACACACCAGAAGTGGGATACAGCGGTGGCGATCCGGCGCGGCAATTCATGGTGAATCTGAGAGGACTGGCATATCATACGTTCACAGGGATTAAATTCACTGGTTCTGCTAATCATCTAATTTCTTTGGATGATGATAGTGGTTCGGCAGACACAGATCATATTATCTTTGATGGTAATATCTTCTATTCGACCTCTGCTGGAGCATTTACCATCCTTGAGATCCTATCGAACGCGCACGATATCATCATAAGAAACAACACTTTCGATTTCGAAAACGCCATCAACAGGAACCACGACGATGGCTTGAACCTACAACCCGCCGTAGGCAATACGCTTGAATACATCTTGATTGAAGACAATATTTTTGGCACCGGTGCCGGTCATTCTATGTTTTCTTTACAAACAGCAGGAGGGACGCTGAGATACGTCACCATACGAAATAATGTGATTGAGAATACGGCGCACACCGCCATGACTATATATGGCTCAAGTCCCTCTGTGCCGCAGTATATTCTGTTTGAAAACAATGTCGTTAAGAATGCAGGAGTAGAGTGCAGCTTAGGATCATGCAATGAATGTGTCTACTGTTCTAATGACGATAAGGCTCAGGCCCGAGACATCAAAAATAACGGGCAGTTCGCTTCTATTGATTCAATATACCGATACAATAGCTTTGTAAAGGGCGGAAACGGCATAAGTTTTGAACCGGCAAACGGAGTAAGCCCAAACGATAACCGTCTATACAATAATGTATTTTACAAAAACGCAGTCGGTTTTCGGGTGCCGAACTTCGGTTTTGACGTAGATGGGAACGTGCTTCTGAATAATGTCTTTCGTGACAACACAGAGGCCAGTAATAGCACGAACTATCCCTTTTTCTTTGAGGTTTACACTGGTGTATCTAATTATGATATTGAGGTTGGTTTCAACTACGAGGACGAGACTGACGATTCAAGATATCGAGATGCCTCACCTCAGACCAAAGTGGGAAGTTTCAATGAATTAGATGCCGATCCCGGTGGCACGATATTTCATGATAACGAGGAGGGGTCTGTCAGTTTTTTTGACGAAGCGAATTTTGACTTCACCCTGAATTCAGGCTCCCCAGCCATCGATGCCGGAACGAACCTGACCACTGTAGACACCGATGATAGTTGTAACGGGGCGGCTTGTGCCGCCAATACCACACTTGAGGTTGTTGATTCACGTTTCTTTCAGGATGGAACATGGGCTCCAACCGGAGAGGTGTCTGCCGACTTCATCTGCATAGGGGCTTCGGTTGCCGCATCAGCCTGCGTACAGATATCCTCCATCACAGACACAGATACGATTGAACTTGCCAGTGGAACAACGCGAAGCGATGGTGACAAGGTGTGGCTGCAAAAGGATTCCGATGGGACGGTGGTTCTTCAGGGAAGTGGTACAGACATGGGCGCTGAAGAATTCAACGAAGACGCCCCAGAGCCTCCCCCAAGTGGAGGAGGCCAGCGAATGATAGGCGTTGTCAACTGCTCTGGATGTGAGTTCAAATAGGAGACAATCATGGCCGAGGGAATGCAACCGTTCAATACGATTCTGTTCGACATGGCGACCGAGCACCGGAAGATCGTTCATGGGGCTTTCTACCAGGCGATACGGGAGATCACCGGGCGGAAGCCGAGTCAGGTTGAGATGGCCAGGTTTGCGGGGATCGATACGCCGGATCATATGAATTGGGCGGATTATGTTTATAAGGGGACGGTGATATTGAGGGTGTTTGTGCCGGAGATCACCCGGAACCCGTTCACGGGGAAGGTTATGAAAGTTCACCAGAAGATTCACGAGGTATGGCGGACCGGGGGTCAACACAGACGACCGTAGAGCGGAGAAGGAATAAGACCCGATGGCGATGTTTAAAGGAGACAAGCTGGCCAAATACATCGTGGACGATCTTTTCAAGTGGTTTCGGGATGAGCGATCGGAGCAACTCGAACCACAGATGAGACGGAACTACGATGCGTTTCGCGGCAAGTACAATTCGGACGCCCTGAAGAAGTGGCGAGCCACGGAGGGCAACGATTGGCGGTCCCGGGTGTTCGTGCGGCTGACGAAACAGAAGGTGTTTACCTATTTCAACCAGGTCATGGCCATCCTCCTGCAGGACGGAAAAATGCCCTGGGACCTGGAACCATCCCCCATCCCCCAGGATCGCGCGGGCGCGGTATTGAATCCGGACGAAGCCAAGCGCCGATCGGAAGGGATGAAGCGGCAAATCGATGATGATTTCACGGACGCCCGGGCCTCGCGAACGATGCTCAGCAGCGGACTGGAAGGGGCGATATACGGGTACTCCTGGATCCGGTCACCGGTGATGAGGCCGCACGCATTCATGGGAGTAAAATTCGGGGTCCCCGGGATGCAGCCGTTATATTTCAACGAGGGAACGGTGCAGGAGTTCGGCCGGCACAGCATGGCTAAGCAGACCCGATTGCGGCCGGTGCTCGAAGGACCCGGGGTGTGGAACGTGTTCTGGGACCTGGAAACACCCGATCACCAGAAAGGCCACGGCGTGATCCTGCGGGACATGATGAGCAAGGGGCGATTTCTGGATCTGCAGGACCTGCCGGGATACGACGCCAAGACGATAAACGAGCTCGTATCCGGCCTGAAGGCAACCGACGACGACACCGGCGAGGAGGACGATTCGGAAGGCCCGATCCGGGAACGCCTCAACAAGCGCCGGCGAGTGATCCCCGTGTATACGATGTATGGTCGCGTGCCGCTGAAAGAGCTGCAAGACCAGGAGAAACGGAGCGGCCAACCCATCCGGGGCCTTAACCAGCGGCACGAGCGCGAGGTGGAGATCTACACGGTATGTGCCGGCGTAAATGACGTCAAGGTCATCCGGCAGCCGGTCTTGAATCCGCTGACGTACCGGCCGATGCACCTGGCCAAGTGGCAGGATCTGCCGCACGAGCCGGCCGGAGTGGGCACGCCGGAGGATATGGAAGACAGCCAGATGGTTATGAACGGGCTGACCCGGGCAATGCTGGACAACAAGGCGATTTCAAGCAATCTGCTTTTATACTGGAATCCCCGCTTCATGGCCCCGGGCCAGAACAAAAGCTTGTATCCGGGCAAGGCGTTCGAGGTGGAAGAAGGGGTCGACGACGTGCGGCAAGCGATGCAATTCTACTCGCCGCCGGACAACACCCGCGGCACGCCGGATCTTATCAATCTGTTTCGGGATTTTGCCGACAATGAGACCGGCGTGTCCCGGACCCAGGACGGGCAGTTGGGGCCGGCCAACCGGACGGCGTTCGAGATGGCCAAGGTGGCCGAGGCGGGCAATAAGATGGTGGCCGGCACATTGAGAAATGTCGATGACGGCCATGTAGAACCGGTTGTGTTGGGGCAGTACCATTACCACATGATGACCGGGCGCGACGAGAGCATCAAGGGGGATTTCAAACCGGTGGCCACCGGCTACCAGACGTTTGTCAACCGGAACAAAACCACCCAGGATCTATTAGGCCAACTGCAGTTAAGCCTGGCGACCGAAGCCACAATGCGATTTACGAAGGTGTTGCACTTTCTCCGGGATATTGCTAAGACCAACGGCCTAGACCCGGACCGCTATTATCCGTCCGAAGAAGAGGAAGAGGTCGACAAGCAAATCGAAATGATGGTCAAGATGCTTCCCGGGGTATCCGGACAGGGATCCCCGGAAGGAGCTGCCCCGGTACCGGTGGATGGGAACGATTTATGAAACGAAGAACATTTTTGAAGATAGTGGGGATGGCCGTTGCGATGCCAGGGGCTATGTTCAAGGCAGGGGCTTCGAGGTTGAGCTCCGCACTGCCGAAGCTCCCCAAGTTTAGGCGATACTCTGAAGAGGGTAAAGCGGCGATCGGGACATACACCGGCACCGGCAGCGACATCACTGTGGACTTAGGTGTTGTTCCCAGCTATGTGAGGGTAGTGCAATACGGCGAGGGCAACATCACGAGCCTGCAGGAGAGGCAGATTGACGAGACGCTGAAAACGATGATGGCGGGGGATCATGGCAGATGACGCCGATAGGCGAGACGAGGAAGTAACAGGTCCGGTACCGACGCAGCATGAGGCGGAGAGTTTGGCGTCGTTGATGCGGGATCCGAGCTGGCAGGTTTTTCATGAATATCTGGACCGGATTATCGCGCGGGCCAAGCCCAAACATATGAGGCTCAACCAGAACCAGGAGACGGCCGGGTATTACAAGGGAGTGCAGAACGTATGTGAGGACATACAGGATCTGCCGGAGGCGATTGCACGCCAGGTCTTTCCGGCAAAGGAGGAAACCAAGAACCAAGGAGGTTTGGAATGAAGCGAGTGATGGTGATGGTGGTTGTGGCGATGGTGATGGCATCGTGTGCAACGATCGATCGTACGGCCGACCCCATGGCCGGTCTGACGACCGATCGAGCATATGTGCCGGATGTGCGTAAAAGCGTGACCGAGTTCAGGGACGATACCGGGCAGCCGGTGGCCTACTTCATCGTGTATATGGATGTCAACGCCGAAGACCAGCAAAAGATCGTAGGAACGGCCCTGTTCGACAAATACGTTAACCTGTTAAGCAGCACGATACGGCCGGGATATCAGTACAGGCCAGGCCCGGTCAAGGAGCAAGCGGAAGAAGTAGACTAGCCAACAAACGTGCGGTCTGATCGCCGGCCAGCGATCGGCTTATGAAGCTAAAAAGGGGACGCAGGTGAGTGCTCACCCACTCATTGCGTCCCCTTTTTGTTTGCCGCACGGCAACCTTTTACCATAGGGAGGAATACCCATGACAGCAAGATTGAAGAAGGCGGGATGTCTCGTTCTGGCCTTGCTCCTGATCTCGACGACAGCGTGGGGGTTGAGCAGCCGGGCCAACGAGGTGATTACCGGCGAGTGGCGATTTATGAAGCCGGTGCGATTCAACAATGTTAAGTACACCTGGCCGTCTGCAGACGGATCCAGCACCGAGGTGCTTCAAACCGACGGGAGCGGGACCCTGAGTTGGGTGGCCAATGCCGGCGGGAATACGGATTGGGAGAACATCGGGGATCCGAGCGGGGCAAACGCGATCGACATGACCACGTATGCCACGACGTTTGATTTCGGCGGAACCGTCGATATGTTCACGCTGGAATTTACCGCGGCCTTTGCCGATGTGTCGGGGATGGTCCTGGAACAAAAGACCGGCGATCCGACAGACGGCACGTTGCTTGAATTGAAGCTGGCGGACAACGATCCGGATTTCCTATCAATGAAGACGTCGGGAACGGAAGTTCTCAATGTCACGGACGATGGGGTGTTGACCCTATCGCCGGCCAATAGCCCAACCACAATACGGTTGTGCTTTCCCCGGGCGCGGCGGCAACGACGGCGATTCTGGCTACAGATACCGACTACACCAACGCCCTTAGCGCCGGCGACAATGACATCCTGTTGACTACGGGTGACATCAACGCGACCAATTACGACCTGACCGGGGCAACGGGAGATCTGACATTGGTCGGCGATGTGTCGGCGGTGGACGGAACCTTTAGCGGAAACGTGGCTGTGACCGGTACGTTTCAGCAGGATGCCATATCGGCCGCCACGGGCAATACCACCCTAACGATCGACGGGACCGGCAGCGGCGGTGTGTCGATCGGTACAGTGGCCGGCACCGGCGCGATCACGTTAGGCGGCGGCGGATTCTCGACGGACGTAACCCTGCCGGCGACGGTGGACCTAACACTGGTCGGCGGGGCTCTGTCTATTACGGACACTGCCAATGCAGATCTCGTATTCCTGCTCAACAACACAATGACCACGTCCGACATCATCCAAATCACCGCAGCCGCCGCCAGAACGTCGAACAATATCTTCAAGATAGCAGACGGCGCGACCACGGCCACCACAATCAATATTGTGGCCAACGCGCAGACGTCCGGCGACATGCTCTATTACAACAACACCGGAGCGGGCTTGACGGGATCGGCCATTCACCTGGACATCGACGACGGGGCCGGATTCACCGGGTACTATTTACGGGCATATGACGGCGCTGCAGACGATTTCAGTATCAAGCGCTATGGCGCAACGGTCGTCGGCGGCCTGGCCAACACGGATATGTTCACAATTACAACCGGCCATATCCAGGTTGACGACGGCATGATCGAGGTCGATACCGATGAGGACCAGTCGAGCAATGTCACGAGAAACTTTGCCGGTGCCGGAACCGGCGCGGCGTTTGCCGTTGTCGATTCCAATGCGTCCAGCACAAACTCGGCCCTGGCAGTGACCTCGGCCGGGACGGCCGGAACCGGCGTTACGATCACGGCCTCGGGAACCGGGGCCGGAACCGGCCTGGCCATCGTTCACAGCGGCGATCTGGCGGCGATTAACATTTCCGCGGGCGCGGCCCGGACCGGCGACGTGATTGCCATCCCCATGGCGAACATGCTGGCCGAGATAGCGATCAATATCGACGGGGCCTGGACGGGAACGGCGGCCGAGGGAATGATCGATCTGTATTCATCGGGCAACATAGCCAACACGGCTTCGATGGTCCGGATTGATACCGACACCGGGACACCGGGCGGGAGCGGATTTGCGATCAATGTCGACGACGATTCGCTTGACGGCGGAACCTTCTACGCGGTCGTGATAAACAGCAACGCCAACGAGGGCCTGAATGTGGCCACCGGGCTGTCGCTGTTCGGGGAGATCGTGACATTCACCGGCGGCATCGATGTCGACGGCGACATAGACATCGACTATACGACCAACGCCCAGGAGGTCTCGCTTGACTCCACGGCCACGGACTACGCGGCGGGCGGCGGGATCGTTACCATCCACGGCAATCACGCCGGCAACGCGAACGATGCGCCGCTGTTGAGGCTTGTGTATCAGGCCAACGCGGATGCCCAGGATACGTTTTTGTTGATGGAGGATAATTCGACAGGAGCGGCCGCCAACGGCGACGATCAGTTTAAGGTGGGGACCAACGGCGATACGACCATGGCCGGGATTCTGAGAGTTGGCAGCCAGATCGTCAACGATCCGCTGACCGAGACGGTGACCACGGAAGCGGACATCACGGATCCTCTCACCTCGACCATAGTTTTGATCGAGGGCGATAACGATGCCGACAACGACACCATCGACCTGCAGAACGGGACAACGGCAGGCCAGATGCTAATTCTGGCAGCCCACGCCAACGTGGATGCCGACGATACGATCACCATTAACTATGGCGATACGACCTGCACGAACTGTGCGGCGACAACCCTTAACAAGATCGGAGAAAGCGTGACGCTGTTCTGGGCCGGAGCGACCTGGATCCAGATTGCGCTTAACGACACTCTGTAACTGTATGTAAACCTTTGGCCCACAACCGGCCGGTTTCCCGCAAGGCCCGGCAAGGTGTGGATTCCCAGGGAGGAAATTATGGCAGTACCCAAGAAAGACGAGCAGACAGAGACGGAAGAGGAAGTCATTTCCGATGAAGACATGGAAGCGGCATTCGCGGAAGGTTCAGGAGAAGAGGCCCCGGATCTATCCGGGACTCCCTCTTCTTCGGACAGCAAAGAAGGCGATGGTGACGGTGATGGAACTGGTGACGGAGACGGCGACGGTACTGGTGACGGCGATGGTACTGGCGACGGCGACGGCGACGGTGACGGCGACGGCAAACCGAGCTACGAAGACCTAGAGCAACAAGTCCAGGCCAACAAGTCCTGGGGAACCACAACCGCCCAAGCACTCGCAGAGACCAAGACCAAGCTGGAAGCTGCAGAGAAGACGATCAGCAAAGCAAAGCCGGCAGAAGGTGATGGCGACGGCGATGGCGGCGACGAAGAATATGACGAAGAGGTAAAGGCGTATCTTAAGGATTACCCCGACGCCGAGCCCGCCATCAAGGCCATAATCAAAAAGCACGGCAGCGACGGCAAGGACCTGAAGGATCTTCGTGAGCAGATGGATACGATGACCACGGAGTTCAAGCAATACCAGGAATCGAGCGGGACGCAAACCACTTTCGAGCGAGCGGTGGTCAACGGGTATCAAGATGCCGCAACCGAGAAATGGGTCGATGGCCATCCGGATGCCTACAAGGTAATGGGATCGCCCGCCTTTAAGAAATGGTTCGAGGCCGAAGTCGAGAAGGATCCGGCCATAGGCGATATCAGCAATCCGGCGATGGCGATCAGTACGATCGGCAAGTACAAGACCGCCGCCGCCGCCGCCGCCGCCGCCGAACACGACGCCGGCCAGACAGAGGAAGGCGATGCGCTGGAGAGCATGGCTACCGGTGCTGCAGGAACGGGTAACCAGAGCAACACGGGCGGGAAGGGAAAGAAGGACGAGGACCTGAGCGACGAGGAAATTTTCGATAAGCATTCAACCTAACGACAGGTGTGGGGTGTCAGGTTCCACCTGCCCCGGGGCCTGTGAAATAGAAAGGAGAGAGACATGAGCGAGTACACGAAGTATGGGGACATTTCGCCCCGCACTAATTTTGCAGCCTGGGGCAAGCTGCTCAAGAGAACCGTGGCGGCCATCTTCACGGAGCGCACGGCACAAACCAAGCCGATGCCCAAGGGCAAGGGCCGGACGCAGATCTTCCGGCGCTACTTAACCCTGTCTGTGGCTACCACGCCGCTGGCAGAGGGCGTGACGCCCCCAGGGACCAAACCCGATTACACGGATGTGGAGTGTACGTTGGAACAATACGGCGACTGGATCGGGATCACCGACGTGATCCAGGATACCCATGAGGATCCGGTGATTAGTGAGTTCCGCGGCCTGCAGTCCAGGCAGATGAAGGATACGCGGGAAACGCTTAACATCGATATCCTTAAGGGCGGGACCAACGTCTTTTACACCAACGACTCATCGCGAGCGGCCGTCAACACGCCTGTCGACCGAGGTGATCTGCGCAGAATCGTGCGGGATATGACAGGATCCAATGCGGAGTTTTACATGGAAATCCTCTCCGGTTCGGCCAAGTACGACACGAGCCCGATCGGGGCTTCCTTCATTGGAATGACACACACGGATGCCCGCCACGATCTGCAGGAGATTACCGGTTTCACCGAGGTTCAGAACTATGGGGATCCGTCGGACAGAATGTCCAAGGAAGAGATGGGCCAGGCCGAGAACATACGGTTCCTCCTGGGTACCCTGTGGACACCCTGGGCGGATGCGGGCGCGGGCGGCGCGACGATGATAGGTACGACGAATCCGGCGGCCAATGTGGATGTCTATCCGCTGGTGGTCGTTGCACCGGATGCATGGGCAACGGTTCCGCTTCGCGGTGTGAACTCCGGCAACATTGCGGTTGTGAACCCGCAACCCCGGGGCGGGGATCCGCTGGGGCAGCGGGGCACGTTGGGCTGGAAGTACTGGCACGCCGGCATCATCCTGAACGACACGCTGATGGGCAGGCTGGAGGGCGCCTATACCTTGAACCCGAACTAGCGGATGGGAACCGTTAGTGGAAACCGAGCGATAATCATAGAAGGGAGGAAGTATCATGGAAGATAGTCTACATGCGATCGGGACATGCGACGGTACCGGTGCCGATATCAATGTGTGCCTGGGATTTGTTCCGAGTTATGTGAAGGTGTGGAACATGGACGATGACACCAACGTGCAGTATTGGGAATGGCATTCGCAGATGCAGTACGTCACCGCCATGGCCGAGGGGCTCAAGTCCGACAAAGATGTGTTTACGGCCATAACGGCGGACGGCATCACCGAGTATGGCGGCGGCGAGCAGCTCATCTACGATGGTGTGACCAATAACCGTTGGGAGTATGACCACGACGGCGACGGCGTGCTGGATGCCGATGCGGAAGAGGTGTTTGTCAACGGCCATTATCTCAAGGTCGCAAGCGGCGATGCGGCTTATCAAAGCATCGGCGACTCGCAGATAGGAGCGTCGACGCCCCGCAACGGTGAGAAGATCAAGTCCACCGCGGGCTTCACCATCGGCGCTTTGGCCAACTGGAACGTGAACGGCGAGCAGTTGGCCTGGATAGCGTACAGATAAACCCCAGAGCAGGCCGGGGAGCAAGAGGGTGTCAATCCGGCCACCCAACTCTCCGGCCGTAGAAATTAACGGAGGTAGCATGATGGAAGGGAACCAAGCGAACACGCCAATCGATCCGGCGACGAAGAAGGCGTTTGAGCAAATCAGCAAAAGAGAGAAAGCGGTTGAAAAAAGAGAGGCCAAGCTGTCAGTAGGTGAGGCGGAGGCAAAGCGGATCGCCCAGGCTAAGATAGAAACGAAGGGCAAGAACTTTGCGGTAATCCGGATCTCCGGTGCCGGCGGCAAGGGCGAGCTCAACTATGTGCATGTCGGCGCAGACGACGGTAAGGGCGGCCATCGCCAACTCACAATCATGAAGAACGAATATGTTCCCCTCGAAAAGCGCTTTGTCGACTCGTTGAAACACGCGACGGTGCCGATAATGGAACCCGACGACGGCACCGGAGATCAGCTTCGCCGGCGGAAGATTGTGAGCCGTGCGCCGAGATTTCCCTTTGAACTGGTGGCCTGGATAACGAAGGCAGCTTACAGCAAGATGCGAAAGCACGTATTGCCGCAATACCAGGGAGGCAAGGGGTTGTCTTTGACGGAAGAGTTAGTATACGAGATGATGGACTGAGGCAAACCATGCCAAGCCAGTATGCCAGAACCATACGGCAGGTGATAAACGACACCTTCCGGATATGCGGCGATTACCAGGGCAACGGCCGGGACGGGCTCCAATGGACCTGGGATGAGGCCCGGATCGCGCTAAAGGATGCGCTCCTCGATCTGATAGTGACCACCGGGATCCTTAAGGATTGGCGGACCATCCCCCTCGAAGAGGATACGCCTGTTTACGACCTGCCGAATAATTGCTTGCGGATCCTGCGCGTGGGGATCCACGGCCTGGGCGGCACAGTGGTATTTCCCCGGGACGTGGCGGAGCACGATTACCAGCGAACCGCCATGGTGGCCGGCGGGTTTCCGGATTCCTTCTTCCGAGATACCCTGGAGCCCCATCAGATCGGATTCTACCCCACACCGGATCAGGCGGGATCTACCTTTACCCGGGACAGCCAGTACGGCCTCCTGCGCCGCGTAGTGGACGAGGACGGCAACGAGCTGACGATCGACGCCAATCTTCCGCTCCGGCGAATCGGCGGCGTGCCCATGTCCAGGACCGGACGCGGCCGGATCATCCGGGAAGTGGTCAGTGAGTACGGCAACATTCAGATCCTATTTCTCCGGACGCCCTTCTTCCCGGACAATCCGGATGAATATATAGACGAAGATATCCCCGACCATATCCACAAGGACCTGAAATACGGCACCTCGATCCGGCTGATGCGCGGATCCCGCAGAAGGCTGCACGCCCTGAAGATCCGCAAGTTCGAGCCCAAGTGGGTCCGGACCAAGAAGAGCCTGCAGCGAGTGGCCGAACATAAGGGGCCGCTCGACCGGGTGACGGTACCGGCCGGGGTGACCGGCAATGTCAATTCGGAGCTTTTTTCTTATCCGACAGAATGAAACGGAGGTAGACCATGGAAGCTGATTTTGCGAAACGATTCACGCACCACACACCGAAAGACGACCAGCCCGAGCGATACAAGAAGATAAGAGACCTGGGCTATCAGTTCGCCCATGCGATCAATGACGGCTGCCCGGACAGTAGGGAGAAGTCTCTATCTATCACCAAGCTCGAAGAGACTGTTATGTGGGCCTGCAAGGCCATTGCGCAGAACGAATGAGGTAAGGTTGAATGACACTTGTGAGTGTTGCCATGGAACCGGACCCATGCCTAAATTGCATATTGCCGGATTGCGACGATGGAGACCCCAGATGTCCTATCGGTAACGAGATACGGGAAGATTGGAAGGAGCGAAGCCGGGAACGGAGAAGGAGCCCTGAACAGAGAGCAAAAGAGTATCAAGCACATAAGGCCAGAAGAAAGACAGACAGAGGGCGAATGCTCTGTGCGGCACAAAAAAGGAAGTATCGGCAGAAACATCCAGAGACTGAAAGAGCGATCAACGCAAGATACTACCAAGCAAACAGAGAGAGTATATTGAGAAAAAAGAGGGAAGACTATCAGAGCAGGATAGGGGCTGAATGACACTTGCCGACTTCAAAAAGACACGAACCGAGCTGGTCGACCAGACGTTATTGCTGATGGACGATCCCCTGGGGGAACGATGGGCAGCATCGAGGGTGCCCGAGGCGCTGAACGATGCGGTGCTGGATTTCTGCATGAAGACGCAGGTAATCAAGGCGGAGATCAATATCGTCCTCAAGACCAATATCCACGAGTACGACATCAAGACTCAGGTGGAAGAGGACGGCACGCTGAGACTGTACGGTTTCCCGATCCGGGTGGGCTTCAACGGGAATGGCGATCCCGGGATGTGGCCGACGACTCTTCTCACTATCGACCTCATGGGCTCATCGCAAACGGCGAACGCCTCTCCCATGCAGTGGCACCTGGACAGCGTGAGCCCGGGCAAGATCGTTCTGTTCGGGCCGCCCGCCGCGGACGGTACGGCCAGCCCGAGCGAATCGGGCAACATGCAGGTTACCTATATCGGGCTGCCCAATTATATGGACGACGACGGCGACTACCCGGACGCCCACATTCCCGTGGCCTCGTACGAGACGATACCCTACGGGGCCGCGGCCATGCTCCTGGAAGAAGGCGACGGCGACGACCTGGCCAAGTCCATCGAATATGAGGCACTGTTCAGGCGTGGCACATTGGCCGCGGTGGCGGAGGACTATCGATCCAATACGGTGTATGACGATGCGAGACCGGCATAGATTCGGAACACTGAAGAACCCGACCGGACTGCCGGTACGGGTAGACCGGGGAGGCAACGGCCACTTCGGTTCCCGGAGGTCCCTGTGGAGAGACGGCGAATTATACCGGTACAACCACAAGGGCCAGGACAACGAATGCGTGCCCGGGCAGGATGTCCGAGCGCCCATATACGGCAAAGTCCAAAGGATCGCCTATCCCCACGATCCGAGCAAGAGCCCTTATTCCGGCCTGATTATCGAGAACCCGGTTTATACCATCAAAATGCTTTATCTGGCACCTCTCAAGGATATCGTAGGTAAGTACATCGAGGCCCTGGAGGTCATCGGCCAGGCCCAGGATATATCGCTGAAGTATCCGGGCAGCGGAGTTACCCCGCACATTCATACGGAAATCGTGAGCATATCGATGGACCCTGATCTGTATATGGAAGGACAAACGCTGAAGCCGACATGAGCATACCGATAACCATACGAAAGCCCCAGGGGATCGCGCCCAGGTTCGACCCGAATCTGAAGGTGGGCTTTGCCCGGACCGCAGAAAACGCGGATCTGACATCGGGCAAGCTGCGGGCCATGGCCGATGCTTCGCTCGAAGTGGCGGACACCAATCTTTACAATTCCATGTTCTACTTTGCCGGGGCCTGGGAGAGAAACACCGACCGGTTCTATCTGGAATGGAAGATCGGGACCTACGATATTCTGATATATCTGGTCGACGGCGTGCCCACCAAGAAGATAGGATCCTCGACGGCTATTTTGGGCCAGCCCCGGCTGGCAGCGCCCACGGCAGCCGATAACGGAGGAGGAGCATTAACCGATACGTTCAGCTATATCATCACGACAACGCGAAGCGTGGGCGGATTTACAGAGGAGTCCGGACCCTCGACGGCATCGGCAGAGATCACGGTGGCGGCAAAGAAGATCCTGGTGACGGCCCCGACCATCAGCGACAGCGACGTTACCTTCTGGAACATATACCGGATCAGCAATACCAGCGGCGAGTACCAGTTTGCGGCCACGGTGGCCGTGGCCACAACGACGTATGACGACAACAACGCGGACACGGACCTCGGGGCGAGTCCCACTACCTGGTACACCTCCGACCAGGGCAACACCATCACGTGGGATAAGCCCCAGGTCACTTTCGACGGGATGATTGCCGCGGAGCCCTATACCGGGATGCTGTTTTTCTGGAAGGGATCGACCCTGTACTGGACGGAGCCGGGACATCCCGATGCGATGCCGGCGTTCTACAACATGAATTTCCCGAGCGACATACAACGGGTGTTTCCCTTTGCCGGCACACTGGCGGTATTGACCAAGACAGGCCCGCACCGGGTCGATGGCACCCACCCGGAATTGCTGCAGCCGTCCAAGGTTCTAGGGGAAGAACCGTGCATATCCACGGCGGCCGCCAAGACAACCCGGGGGATAGCGTATCTGTCAGATACGGGGATTGTGCTTTTCAACCTGGTGGACACGGCGATCATGACCGACGAGAGATTTACAGAACAGTGGTTTGCCGATAACGTAACGGCGGCCGGCGCCTTCATGGAAGAAAACGACGGCAAGATTTACCTGTTTCATTCGGGCGGCGTGCTCGTGATGGATGCCCGAACCCGGGCGGTGATCTTTACCACCATGGATATCGTTGCCTATTCGAGCCACGTGCGTCCGGACACCGGAGAGCTGTACTATATGGACAGCGCCGGGGTGAAGAAACTGGCCGGCGGCACGGGGACGTTGACCTGGACCTGGCAGAGCGGAGATCTGGTGGGCCGGCACCCGGAAGATAAGGACTTCGAGGGAATCGAGCTGATCGGCAGCGGTGTGATTACGGCGACACTGTATATCGACGGAACGCAGGTGGCGACAAAGGCCATGACCTTTAGCCAATACCGGGGCCGCATATTGAAGATCGACAGCGACGTGAACAACGGCCGGGCGATGCAGGTAAAGCTGACCGGCACCGGCCAGTTCGATGAGATCATCGCCCGATACTCGCCATAGGAGGCGCGATGTCCAACCCACCCCCGAGCAGGTTGCCGCTATACACGAGACGGCAGCAATACAAACTGTCCGGATTATCCCTGGCCGAGCTCAATAAGGTCCTGACCAACATCGGGATCCGGCTGGATCAACTGAGCGCCATCGGGCAGGATGTAGACATGAAGGGGCGCTGGTTGAGGAATGTGCGGGTCAGCGCCACGGCCATCGCCCTGGGAAATCCGCTGGTCAACGGGACGTGGCGATTTGTGGTAGTCGGTACCAGGCTCAAGGCTCAAAGGAGAGAAGACAATGTTTGGGTGGATAAAGGCGGTTACGCTCCTTAGCATCCTGATAGTTGCAGCGGTAACGCTCGGTGCGCTATGGGGCCCGAACCTGACACAAGACAGGCTTGTGTATGGAGACAGCGCCTATGAGATCCAGAGCGTTTCGGATCTGACGGCCTGGATTGGGGGCACAGCGGGCGAGATCGCCGTGGCCGACGATGGGGACGGCACGATTACCATTTCCATGCCGGCCCCGGTATATGGAGAGTTGTCACAATCCGGGGGGTCTTTCGTAACCGCCGACAGCATAACGGTCAATACCGGAACGGTGGCCAGCGGAACGGTCGCGGATACATACACGGTAAACAGCACATATCACCAGGTGACCGAGATTGCCGGCGGCGGCGGCGGGTTCGATGTAGAATACATCTTTACCGTGGCAGATAATCCTGCATCGCTTTCAGTGGTAGGGCGCTATGAAGGGACCGTTGCACATAGTACGGTTGTCGAGGCGTGGAATTATACGGGAGGTACCTGGGATACCTTCACCGGTGCTGGTGACGATATGGATCACTCGACAACGGATGCGGAGTTCACGTTTACATATGCGGCCCTGGCCGGCGCGATCACGGACTATGTATCCGGAACTGCCAGCAAGTTCAGGATCTTCCAGGCGCCCCCCGGGACCGGAACGGATAACCTATACATAGACGCGGCCACGATTCAAATTCAGCAGTACGCAATTGCCAGCCCCGGTGTATATGGAACAATTACCGGAATGAGCCTCGGGGAAAATAACGGAATTACCATGAACGCCTCCTCCGGAACATGGACGATCGTAACCTCCGGGCTCTATGATGCCCGATGCGCCATTTCCTTTTCCGGCACACCGAGCACTCGTTTTCTGGGCCACTTTCACGTAGACGGCGCGATCGAAACAGAATCGGGTTTTTCAAGAAGATTAGGGTCGGGCGGAGATGTAGGGCCGGCGACGATAATGGGGCTGCTGGCCCTGTCCGCCGCCGAGGTCGTCACCGTGGCGATCGCCGCGGACGTCGGTGGAGTGTATGTGGCGATCGAGCGGCTCAACTGCAGCCTGACGATGATACGGGGGAGCTGATGATAATCCGTCCGGCAGTAACGACAGATATCGACCAGCTGGTTGTCATGAGCGAGAAATTTTACATCACGGCGCACTTGGACGAGGTCGGCCTGGGGAGACGGAACGAAAGTGTGGCCGACTACATAAAAATGATGCTCCCGCTGGATCTTTTTGCGATATTCGTGGCCATCGAGGCAGGCTGGATCCGGGGAACGATATCCGGGATCCGGTATCCCTGGTTGATGGACATGAGCCAGGTTCTTCTCATGGAGAACTGGTGGTGGGTGGATCCGGACTATCGAGGCAGCGGTATGCAAAAGAGGCTGGAAGCCGAGCTGATTGCCTGGGGTAAGGAAGGCGGAGCATCGAGGCTGATAATGGTGGTGTCAGAAGGCCTAACCAAGAAAGACGCATTGCGGAGGTATTATGGGCGCAAGGGGTTCGAGCCCATGGAAACCCATTACATAAGGGAGATCTGAAATGCCGATAGCCACAGGGACGGCCATAGTGATCGCGGGCGCGGCGGCGCTTGGCGGTTCGCTATACTCATCGAGCAAAGCCAGTAAGGCAGCCGAGCAGCAAACCGAAGCGATCGCGGGGCGCACTGCCGCCAGCGATAAGATCTCGCTGGAACAATGGGACCGGTTCAAGAGGATATACGGGCCGCTGGAAGAACAACTGGTCGAGGAGGCCAGCGGCGGGTTTACCTACGGCCTGCCAAAGCCGGACAGGGCCGCCATCGAGCGCGAGGTGTTGGCCGAGAGGGGAGTGTCTGCCACCGGCAAGGGGGAGAAGCTGGCCGGTTTTGAGAGCCAGGTTGCACGCAGGGGACTGGCCGGAGCTCAGAGGACGGAAATACTAGCAGAGGTCGATAAACGCTTTGCCGCGGCCATGGAGAAATACGAGGCGTCCCGGACATTTACGGGCAGCCCGGGCTTGACCAGAATGATGGCGGGCATCGATCGGGGGTTTTCCGACATTGCCGCCAACACCCGCAGAACGCTCGGCGGCCGCTTTCCCCAGGGAGCCGGACTGGAGACGCTTTTTTCCAGGGACGTGGAGCTGGAGAGAACCCGGGCAAAAGCGGGGGCCGCGGCCGATGCAGAGACACAGAGATTCCAGCGGATGTTCAACGTGGCTCAGCTCGGGCGGGGCCTGCCGTCGGAAGCGATCGCCGGACTGAATGCCGGCAACGCGACGTCGGCCGCCCTGGCGAACCTGTATAGCAACCAGGCCACGCGGGGATATCAGGCCGCGGGAGATGCCGCGGGAAATATGATGCAGCTATACCTGATGTCCCAGGGCGGATTTGGTGGCGGTGGCGGTGGCGGCGGAACGGGCTTTCAAGGAACGCCGGCGCAAAACGCTTTCTTGAATCCGGAACCGGTATTTGCATAGGAGGCAACCATGGGCATAGGAATCGGACTGGCACAGATAGCCGAGGGCCTGACCGGCGGTGCGGTCAGAGGCACGGCATTCAACCTGCAGCGGGAATCTGCCGCCGGAAAGCAAGCGGCCGACGAGGCGCACCGGGCCGAGCTGCTCGGGATCCAGAAGAGGATCCTCGGCAACCAGGAAGAACAGGCACAGATCAGCCGTACGGCAAACGCCATGAAGACCGCGTACGCGATCGCCAAGGATTCACCCAACGCAAAAGAGGTGTTCGCCAGCACGTATAAGCAGCTCGACCCCACCGGCCAAGTGCCCGAGGTGTCTTTCGAAAAGGATACGATCGAGATAAACTTCGAGGGCTTGAAATTCAAGGGCAAGAAAGGTCCGATGATCGAGGCGCTCGGGATCATCGCAGAGAACCCCGAAGCTTCACCGGAAATCATGTCTCAACTGGTACAGCTCGGGCTGCTGTCGATAGAAGCGCCGAAGGACAAGCCGGGCAGAGTGGTGGTCGTCCCGCCCGGGCACGCGGTGCTCGACGAGAAGGGAGTGGTTTCGTTTCCTGCAGGCCAGAAAGGAGTAAAGGCCGGCAAGGGGGTAACGGTCAGCGAGCTTTCGACCGGGATCAATGCGATATTCAAGAAATACAAGGTCGACGCCGGCCTGGGGATTACGTTCGGCCCCGATAAAACAGCGACGATCGACATGGCGACATTCCTCAACGGCAAGGAAACGGCGTTTAATATCATCCAGAAAAAGGCCGATGAGAAAGACGCGGACGCGGTCGAGGACCTTGCCAAGATACAGGGATATTACGAATTGATGGACCGGCTGTTGCGCCGGGTCACACAGCCCCCCCCCAGCGGTGCCCTGGGACGGATGGCGGGGCTTGACGTGACCCCGCCTCCGACCGGCTCTCCCACGGGCACCGCTCCCACCGATACAAATCCGGTCTTTGACCCGACAACGGGGCGGTTCTCCGTTAAGTAGGGCGATATGATAATTGTCACATTGGCAGATAAGGGCATCACGGTCGAGTTATACCCCAGATTAGACGTCAAACTCGATAAACAGCTCAAATACGCTAATAAGCGCGGCTTTCCTTACGTCCTCATCATCGGCGAAAAAGAAGCCAAACAAAATAAAGTTCGATTAAAAGACATGAACGCGAAAGTAAAAACCGAAGGAAAACTTCTCTCGCTAGACAAAGTTATCTCTCTTCTGCGATCATAACTCTGTGACCAAATCTCGCAAACTAGCCTACCTGGCCTTGCTAGGCAACACCTTAATTTGGGG